GCTCAGTCTGCAGCAATTACACAATCTACAACTGCGGCGGCTTCAGGAATTATTATTCCTGCGCACAGTCAAATTTTAGAATGTACGGTTTATGTAACAACTGCATACGATAACTCAGCAACTTTAAGCATTGGAACTACTTCATCTTCAAATGAATTAGCAACGGCTGTTGCGGTGTCAACTATCAACACAATTAAATTAGCATCACAAGCGACGATTACTGATGCTGATGCATGGGAAGATGTTGGAGCTACAGATGTTAAAATCTTTACTGACTCTTCTGCAACTACTTCAGACGCAGGAGTTGCAACGTTGACGGTAACTTACGTTCAACAAATATCGCCAGGTTTACAGGCGTAATAAATAATTAAAGTGCTCCTTCGGGAGCACTTTTAATAGGAGAAAATTATGAGCACATACCCAGTAAATATAAAAAGTACTAACATTACTTCAACTGGAACTGGCACTATTTTTGCTGGCCCGTGTAGAATACTTGGACTTTACTATAATGGAAGTGCAGGTGCAGGAACTATCGCTATTAAAGATGATGGTACTACTATATGCACGATTGCTTCAGGCACTGGAACTGTATACATGCAGTTTCCTGGAACTGGTCTTCGTTGTGAAACAAGTGGAAAATGCACTTTGACAACTATTGACGAAGTTACATTCTTTTACGGCTAGGAGGCTAAATGGCTAATACGACTTCCGGAACATTTACTTTCGGAAAAACTTTTGCAATTGATGATATTGTAGAAGAAGCTTTCGAAAGAATTGGAATTCGTGGAGTAGCTGGTTACCAGCTTAAAACTGCGCGAAGATCTTTAAATATTCTTTTTCAAGAATGGGCTAATAGAGGCGTGCACCTATGGGAAATAGGAGATGGCTACTGTACTTTAGTAGCAGGCACTAATCAATACATTGGTTATAGAGCAAGCGCAGATGGAACTTCTACTTTATTAGATAGTGCTGGTGCAGCTTTATATGGTGTGGATGATGTTTTTGAAGCTTCATATAGAAGTAGTGCAGGTACTACTAGTCAATCAGATAGTCCTTTAACAAAAATTTCAAGATCAACTTATTCAGCTCTTTCAAATAAATTAGCACAAGGACAACCTTCACAATACTGGGTTCAAAGATTTATAGATAAAGTTACAATTACTTTATATACAACTCCAAGTTCAAGCCAAGCTGGAGATAGAGTTCAGTTTTACTACATGAAAAGAATTGACGATGTTGGTGCATATACAAATGCAGCTGATGTTCCTTATTACTATATTCCTGCAATGTGTGCAGGATTAGCATATTACTTAAGTTTAAAATATGCTCCAGATAGAACACAAAGTTTAAAACTTCTTTATGAAGATGAATTATTAAGAGCGGAGGCAGCGGATGGTTCGAGTAATAGTACTTATATTACTCCTAAAACGTACTATCCAAGTGTTTAATTATGGCAAGATATGCACAAGGAAAATTTGCATTAGCAGTATCAGACATTAGTGGACAATCATTCCCATGGAATGAAATGGTTACTCAATGGAATGGATTGTTTGTGCACTATTCTGAATTTGAATCTAAACAACCACAATTAGATCCTAAACCAAGTCAAGCTGATCCAACTGCTTTACCTAAAACAAGACCACAACAATCACCAGCTGATGCTTTAAGATTTTTAGAATTTAATCCTTTAGTAACTTATGCAGCTGCTTCAGGAATTATAAATGTTAAATCTTTAGATCATCAAAGAAGTTATGGAGATACTGTAAGATTTAGAGGTCCTCCAACTACTTCTCCTGGTACAGGTACACCTGATACAATTGGTGATGATGGACCTGTTGCAGGAAATCCTGTGGTTGCATTTGCAAACATTGCAAACATAGATGGGATTTCTGGAGCAACAATTTGTAAAGCTGCAGGTTTTACAATTTATCCTGGAAAATATACTTCTACTACAACAACTTTAAATGGAGCCCTTGATGATTCTACAACTACTATAGTTTTAACTAGTGGTACAAATTTTACAGGAGTTTCTACTGGAGTAGTAGAACCTACAAGTACCAATACAAGTGGTACACCTACATGGGGAATTTTAGTTGATACTGAAATTATTAGTTATACGGGAGTAAGTACTCATACCTTAACAGGAGTAACTCGTGGAGCTTTTGGATCTACGGCTGCTGCTCATGATACAGGAGCAACAGTAAGATTATTACACACTCCAGCTAACTGGTACCATTTTAATAGTACTGGAACAGCAACCTCAGGTAGTGTAAAAGGTGGAGCATGGAACATATCTTCTGGACCAGTAACTTTAAAAACGATAGGACCGCAATAAGATGCCAGCAGGATTAACATATACACTAGCAAATTTACAAACAGATCTTAAAAATTATACTGAAGTTGATAGTTCAGTTTTTACAGAAGCAGTAATGAATAAATTTATTACAAATGCTGAAAACAGAATTTATAGAGCAGTAGATGCAGACCTAGAAAGACATTATGCAACATCTACTACAGTTATTGGAAATAGATATGTAACTATTCCCTCTGACCTTAGAACAATTAGATATATTCAATTAAAAGATAGCTCTGATAAACAGGTTTATTTAGAGCAAAGAGACCCTAGTTTTATAGCTACTTATTATGATACACCAAGTACTTCTTCTAGTACTTTACCTAAATATTACGCTAATTGGGATGAGAATTACTGGGTTGTAGCCCCTACTCCTAATGCAGCTTATGAAATTACTTTGGCTTATAATAAAAACCCTGTAAGTTTAACTGATTCGACTAAGTCTACTACGGGGACTTATTTGTCTAATAAATATCCAGACCTTCTACTTTATGCATCTCTAGTAAATGCATATGGGTACTTGAAAGGCCCGATGGATATGTTACAATACTATGATAAAGCTTATAATGAAGCTTTAGAAACGTACGCGACTGAACAGATTGGTCGTAGACGCAGAAGCGAATATCAAGATGGTGTTATTCGTATTCCCCTTAAATCCGAATCACCATCTACTTATTAAGGAGATAAAAAAATATGGCGAACGTAATACCTTATAGTTTTAGAAGTGAGCTTCTATCCGGAACGCATAATTTTGCGTCAGGTGGCAACACTTTTAAATTAGCATTGTATACAGCAAACCCATACACGACTTCGAGCACAGCTTATTCTTCAGGATCAGCTAATCAAGTAAGTGCTTCTGGAACAAATTATTCCACAGGGGGCAATACTTTAACAAGTCAATCAGTCACTATATCAACTGTAACAAGTTATGTAGATTTTGCTGATTCGACATGGTCGTCTGCAACTTTTACAGCTGCATTCGGAGTAATTTACAATAGCTCAGCGTCGGATAAATTAGTTGTCGTTTTAGATTTTGGCGGAGACAAAACTTGTACTAATGGTACATTTAAAGTTACTATGCCAGATCCATCAACACCAACTGATGCTATCATAAGTATGAGTTAATAGGAGAGTTTAAAAATGGCTTTAGT